TGTAAAAATTAAATCAGGTTTAAAATCTTCAAGTATACCTCTAAATGTATAGTCTGTCACTCCCGCTATAGGAGCTATATAAATTTTTTTCATAAATTTTCTCCATTCCTAAATATCTTTAAATTTTAACATAAAATGGATTATGTTTCTATCTAATTTTTTTTAACTTCTCAATATATGTTAAATTAGAAAAAAATAATTTTTATAGTTTTCTTAATTTTCTTTTAATTCTTATTTTTATCATAATTCTTACATCAGTAGCCAACAAGTAGCCAACAAAATTTAATTTAATAAATTAACTGCTTTTCTAAGTTCTTCAAGATCTTTATGTGTATAAATTTCTTCTGTGGTTTTAAAATCTGTATGTCCTATAAGTTTTATTATAGATGTACTATTAGCATTAGCATTATTTAGAAGTGTAGCAAACGTATGCCTTGTATCATGTATCGTGTGCTTCTGTAATTCTAGCAACTCTAACATTTGATTAAACTGTGTTGAAAAATTGAAATAAATATATTTGTTACCTTTGTTATTAAAGAAAAAATATTCTTTAGAATAGTCTATATTATCTTTAAATAATTGTATAACTTTTTGAGAAATTGGAATTTTCCTAATTCCTGATAATGTTTTACTTTTTCTAATATAGATTACATTCTTCTCTAAATCAACATCTTTAGTTTTTAAATTTATAAATTCGCTAATTCTAAGCCCTGTATAAATTAAAATTAAAGTGCCATATGTCATCTTTTTAACAAATCTGTTATCAGAATCTAAGTTACTAAAGAGTGTCTTTATTTCATCAGCTGTAAAAATTTTTCTTTTAATAACTTTTTCATTTTTTCCAAGTTCAATAAATTTTATACGATTAGTTTCTATAAATTCATTTTTTAAAGCAAATTCAAATATCATATTAAAAATGCTTCTAACAAAAGACTTTGTTCCATAAGAATTATCCATATCATCAAAAAACTTTTGTAATGTATATAATTTTAACTCTTTTATTTTAACATCATCAAACACATCTAATTTTTTTAACTGAAATTCTAAGTTTTTTAAAGTAACACTAGATACTGTTTTAGAATATCCTTTATACCATAAATCTTTTACATCTTTAAAAGTCTTACCACTATAAAGAGTTGGATTATTCAAATATCCTAGTAACTCAGCTTGTGCTTCTTTTCTTGTCTCATAAGTTCCTATAATTTTTCTCTTTTGCTTTCCATCTACAAAGCCAACAGTAACTCTAGCTACCCAGCATTTCCTCCTTTTCCCTGAAAGTTTATATACACTACCTGATCCATTTTCATTTTTCATTTTATCCTCCTTTAAAAAAAAGAGGGAGTTTATATAATATTACTCCCACTTTCAAGAATTGTAAATCTTTTAATTACTTGGATAGTATTCATGGAAAAGTTTTTTACTAATTCTTCCACTTGAAAGTACCTTCACATCTAATTTATTTTTTTTACAATGTATTTGATTAATTTTATCTATTGTTCTATAAGCTGTGGCTCTAGAACACTTTAAAAGTTCCATTACTTCTTTAGCATTATATGTTAAGTTATCCATTTTTTTTCTCCTTTTTTAAATCTTTTAATTCTTTTTCTATTTTGTTTAAAGCAAGAATACAATCGTTCATTTTTTCTATAATTATATTAATTACTTTAGATAAATTTTTTACATCTTCTCTACTATTATGAAAAAAACCACTACTATTATTTTTTAAGTATAAATTTAATTTCTTTACCATCAGTTCCACTCCTTACTTATCTTTATATTTCACATTTTTATAATATTCTAGCTTGTTTATATGCTTCTCAAAATCTCGCTCATTTAATCCAACTATTAAAAGTAAATTTATAGTAGCAGTTATTAAGTCTAAGCCCTCAGCTATAAAATTATCTCTATTTTTTATATAACTAAAACTATCTTTTTTTACAACCTCATCTAATAACTCTTTGTACTCCTCTTTAACTTTTCCTAACTGAGCCATATTAGAAGCTCCATAAGCCAAAGATTTATAGTTTGCTAATTTATTAAAATCAATCTCCATTTTCACTCCTTTATAAATACCAACCAATGTGTTTTAGCTCTCTTGTTTCCAAATAAAGGTTTAATATCTGTTAGCTTTAATATTTCTGATAATTTAATCTGTTCCTCATTCCATTTAAAGATTAGAATTCCGTAAGATTCTAATACTCTAAAACATTCCTTAAAACCTTTTTTCAAATCCTCTTTCCAGTTACTACCAAGATGGCCATACTTTTTAGCCAACCAACTTTTCTCTCCAACTCTTACTAAATGTGGAGGATCAAATACTACTAACTTAAAACTATTATCTGAAAAAGGGATACTCCTAAAATCTGCAACTATGTCTGGCTTTATTTCTAGCTTTCTTCCATCACATAACATATCTTCAAGCTCTCTATTATCCATATATACTGTATCATCTCTGCTTTTCTGAAACCAAAACATCTTACTTCCACAACATACATCAAGAATTTTATTTTTCTTCATCCATAACTCCTATATGATAACTAACGATTTCTATATCTCCATAAGTCTTTTTTAAATCAGTTTTTAGCATTTTCTCAACTTCTTCAAGTTCATCATCTGTCATGTAGTAATGCTTGTATAATTCAACTTTTATAGTCTTGTTTAATTCAAAGCCCTGTATTTTTACAGTTGCAACATATTTAATCATTATCTCACTTCCTCGTAAGTTGCTTGAAATATATCAGGCTTACAAGGATAAAACTCTCCTTTAATGCCTTTTATTATGTAATCTCCAAAACTAGCCTTCATCAGACCCTCAAGTGTTTCTATTTCAATATATCCTTGTTTTAGTATCATTTGACTAAATTCTTCCAGTTCTTCTGCACTTTTAGTTTCTTTATAATTCTCTCCATCTAAAAAATCAAAAACTTCTATAATGTTATCCTCTTTTAATTGTATTGCTTCTATTTGTACAGGTTTTTTTATATATTTTTTTATCATTTACTACCTCCAACTATTAATTCAGAGTTTTCATAAATATTCCCTACAACTTTACAACCTTGTGCGACAACATCAATTAAATCAAAAGAATGCTCTTCAAAATCTTCCTCAAATTCTGCTCTAAAACTTCCATTTTTAAAAACAACTTTGTAATATCTTTCTCCAAAACTTTCAAAAAGAATATCTCCCTCATAAATTTCTTCATTATTTTTATCATATAATCCTGTCCATTCCATAAGTTCTGAATATTCAAATTCTTCAAAACCAACAGGGATTGAATAAGAAGTATCAGGCATATATTCAGTTTGATATTGCATATACCCTATTTTTTTATTATAAAAATCTATCATTTGAGGATCAATAAAAATTCTTTTATCATTTTTATCCCAAACTCTAAATTTAATCTCTCTCATCTTCTTCCTCCCATTCAGCTATTTCATCTAATGTCCAGCCTGACTTTTCACATTTATCACAATAAAATTTACTATATTTCAAAATATCATCTCTAGATTTAATAATTTCCTGATTTTTATCTGCTTTTTCAATAAAGAAAATCCCTCTAAAAGTCTGATAAAATATATTACAGCCACATTTTTTACACCTCCACATTTTATACCTCCAAAGCTTCTATTTTTGTTTTTAGTTCTTGTAAGCATTTATCACAAATACTGATTATCGTACCTCCATTGGAGTTATCTGCTCTAATTTCTAATACATTTACATTATTAGTTCCATTGCAACAATTACATCTAACTCCATAAAATCTATATCTTGTTGTTTTATTTATTTCACTATTTTTTATTATTTTAATCATTTTCTCCTCCTATTTTTCATACTTTCAACATCTTCCTGACGTCGGCAAAGTGTTTAACTTTAGATTTTTACTACTGTTTTAATTTTGGAAATAGTCGTTATTTCTTATAATTCTTCAATTATTTTTATAATGTTATCTAATTTTTCATCTAAATATTTTTTATGATCTTCATCAACTATAAATCGATCATCTAAACAAATTCCATCATCTCTAAAATCTTCTATTTTATTTTCATTCCAACCATTTTTATAAATTCTTATATTAAATACTCCAATATTTCCATAAAAATTTATAAAAATATCTCTTTTACCTGGTATATTTTTTTTGATAGATAGTTCCATAATTTTTAAAAATTTGTCTATATATTTTTTATCTAAATTCATTTCTCCTCCTTAAATGCTTGAAAGTGTCCTTTATATATTCCTTTCAATTCTTTCACTTGTTCAGAATTTAGATAGATTCCATTCAAGTGATATTTCTTAACAAAATCAATTCTTGAAATACAATTATCAGCTTCATCGTGATGTTCTCTACATAAGCACATCACTCTATAATTTAGCCCTGTATCACTTTTATATCCACTTGTTCCAACTCTGTCAAAATGTTGTAACTCTCCTGGTTTACCACAGATACAACATATTTTCTTTTTAAGTGTTACCCATATAAAAGTATCTTGATAATCCTCAGCAAACAAATCTCTTATCTCTTGCCTTAAAGGAATCTCCCAATAGATAGCCATTTCAAATAACCATTTAACAAAGTCATTAGCTTGTTTTTGTGTTAAGGCATTCAATGATAAGCTAAAGCCTCCATTTTGAATTGCTAAGCTCTGTAATGCCTTTAAAACGTTTTCTGTAAGTTCATCTACTGTTAGATTATCCTTGTTCATTAAAGAAGAAATTAGGAATGCCTGAGCATTTTTAACAGTATCAAAACCATTGTAGACTTTTACAAACTCGCTTTTTAAAACTTCTTTAGTGTAAGCTAGTTCTATAAAGCTTGGCTTCGCTCCTGGATTATTTCCTTGCCAAAAGTTAGCAAAATCATCTAAAAGCCAATATATTAATTTTTGTGTTTGTCTTGTGTATCCTAATTTCTCCATTTAATTAACTCCTATCTTTTATTTTTACCAAGGAAACTCTTCATTATCTTGTGCCTCTTCCTTAGTTTCTGTATTTTCTACATTTTCTTTTTTACTTCCTACGAACTCTACTGCTTCCACAAATACACTTTGTTTATAAACTTTAGATCCTTCTTTTTCAAAAGTTTCTGTTTTTATATTTCCTCTTAACAAAATCTCTTGCCCTTTTCTAAAGTAATCAGCTATAAATTGTGCTGTCTTTCCAAATGCTGTGCAGTATATAAAATCTGCACTAGCATTATTATCTTTGCTATATCTGTTTACTGCGACAGTAAAATTTGTATAAGCTGTTCCTTGGTTGCTAAAATGTAAATTAATATCTCTTGATAATCTACCTTTTAAAATAACTATATTCATTAAAATCACCTATCCTATTTTTAAATTTTTATTTTCTACAAGTCTTGCTCCTTGAACTTCTTCCCCAGCTTTTAAAGCAGCCTTAATCTTTTCCTTAGATATTTTTTCAGTTGTCACAACTTCTATAAATTTCTTGTCTATCAAACTTTCATCATAGATTTCAGTACTTGTAGACTTAGTAAATTTAATATTTCCTAGTGTAGTTTCTATTTTTTCAATGCCATTTACTAGCATTGCACTCTTAATATAAGTTTTAAACTTATCTAAATTCTTTTTTAAATTATCTTTCATACCTTGTAGTCTTTTAATTTCAGTATCAAGAGCTTCAATAGTAAGCTCTTGATTTCTGACAACTGCTATTACATTTGCTGATTTATCTTTTAAATCTTGTGTTAGCTCCTCAGTCCATATTGCTAATTGATTTGAATTATCTGTCATTTCTCCTGTTTCTGCATTGATACCTTGTTCTAAATATTCCATTCTTTCAATATAATCTTTTGCTACATCATAAAATTTCATTTTCTTCCCTCCTATTTTTTAAATATCTTTTGACAAGCTTCTTTTAATTGTTCATCACTCATTTGCCAGAATCCCTCAACTTTAAAATGTTCTAAAGTTTTCTTTAATTTTTCCCCTGTAACATATTCAGTTAATCTTTCAATCATTCCAGGTCTGCTATTAAGATATTCCTCAACTTTTTTTCTCTCTTCCTCAGCACGATTACCTCTTTCTATTTTAGAATCAGATGTATCATTATCTTTTGTGTCATCTATTAAGAACAATCCATTCAAAGCGTATTTTCTAGCATAACTTGAACTAGTCCCTGTAATTTGTGAACCATCTTGTCCCTTTTTTGTTTCTTCTTCTCTTGCAAGTGCTGATGTTTGTATTTGCTCGTCAGTCTTTTCTATATTTATAAGTGTAATTGTAGCTTTTACATATTTTCTTCCTTCACTTTCAACAGTTTCATCTTTTTTACTTACTTTATAACTTCCACCAACCTCAACTATTTCATCACTTATAAATAATGCTAGTTTTAACTTTTCTAACACAGGTTTTAAAGCTTCAAGGATATCCTCACAACTTCTATACTTATATTTTCCAAAACTGTTATATTGCCCCTTAGGTGCTTTTAACTCAACTTGTGCTTTTAATAACTTTTCATATATATTCATTTTTTCCTCCTAGATTAAATCGCTAAAATCGTATAATTCAACATACTTACAATAAATTTTATACAACCAATTTAATTTATATTTTAAAACTTCCTTGATAGAAGCTGCAGCATAATTCTCTTTTATCATCATTCAATATTCCTCCTCCAATTCTCTAATTTCAATAACCATTTCTTTTAACAATTCAATTTTTCCGTTTTTAACATCTCTTAAATAAGAAGTGTTATAACCAGCAATGTTATTTTCTTCTATTAATTTATCTAAATTTTTAATTGATTCTCTAACTGATTTATACATTCTTTTAATTAAAGTTTCTCCTATAGTTTTATCTATATAAGCCATACACTCTAGCCTCCTTAAATATTTCAGTTAATTCAACTTCATAATCTGTAAATAAGCTATTTAAGTTTTCTAGTTTATTCACTAAATCATTTATATCTTTTAAAATAGAAGTTCTTTCGTGCTGATCTTCATATCTATCATTTAAACTCAATGTTATGAAATTATCAGAATAGTCTGTATTATCATAATTTAAGCTTAAATTTCTATATCCATCTTGGTAATATGCTTCTAAAGAAGCTTTTAAATCTATTTTTTCTTTAAAATGTTCTTTTAATACATCAGCTAAGAATTTTCCTTTGTATTCAGCTTTTATATCATAATCTTGAGTAAATATAACTAATTCCCAGTATTGAGAATTAAAGTTATAGTTTATGTTAAATGCTTCATTATCTAATCTTTCAAATGCTTCTGATAATTTCATATTTATCCCCCTTATTTAGTCATTCCTTTGTATAATTTATTTAGATTCTCTTCTTACAGTCCCATCTAAAAAATATAAATCTTTCATCTTATCTCTCCTTTTTAATTTAATACAAATGTGTTAAATAATCTGCAAAAAATTTTCTTTTTCTTCTTGATAATAGTATAATACAAATGTGTTAAAAAGTCAACAAAAATTTTACTTTTTTTCAAAAATATTATAAAATGTTGAAAATGAAAGGAGTTTGCTATGAATTTTGGGAAAATTTTAAAAGAAATTAGATTAAAAAATGGTGATAGTTTACAAAGATTAGCAGAAAAAACTGAAATCGTTTTTACTTATATTGATAAAATTGAAAAGGGAATAAGACCTATTAACAAAGATAATTTAGAAAAATTTATAAAAGTATATCCGTTATACAAAAAACAATTTGAAAAAGCCTATCTTGATGAAATTATGCCAGAAAGTTTAAAAGGTAGTACCTTTAATATGGAAGAACAGAAAGTAAATACTGTTATACTACCAGTTTATGGCAAGGCTTCTGCTGGAAATGGATATATAAATTTAGACCAAGAAATTTATTATTTTCCAATTAAAAAAGGAGATTTTTCTGACAGAAGTTTTTTAGTTGAAATAAATGGAAATAGTATGGAACCTACTTTGGAAGATGGAGATTATGCCTTAGTTGATCCAGATAATATAGATTATTTAAAAAATAAAATATATGTAGTAACTTTTAATGATGAAAGTTTTATAAAAAGAATTGTTATAGATGATAAAAGTAAAATCATTATGTTAAAAAGTGATAATCCAGAATATGAGGATATTTTAATAACTAAGGATATGCAAGTATATTTGAAGATTGAGGGAAGAGTTATACAAGTTATTTCAAATAAATATTTATAAATAAATTAAATGGAGGGGTTTTATGAAAAAAATTATAGTAATTTTATTTTTAATTTTATCAGTTGGAATTTTGGCTGAAATAGTATATATTACACCAACTGGCAAAAAATATCATCCAACTAAAAATTGTAAAGGTTTAAAAAAAGCTAAAAAAAT